TTATTCTTGGTTTCCTTGAGTTATTTTTTACCTCTGATATTTTTACTTTGCTTACTTGCATACTGCTCTATTTGGTTTCTACATATTGCGTATCTCTGGTCTTGGTCTTTGTATTCTCTGACCATAGTGTCATCCATCATACATCTTTGGAGGAACTCTCCTTTTTGTTCTTTAGGTAGTGGGGTTGGTAAAGGCATCTTTTACTTTTTTAAAGTGGTCTAAGAATTCGTCTTCTGTTAGTTCTTCTAAGCACATTAAACCATCAGCATCTGTGAAGTATTCAATTAAGTGGTGTCCGTCTTTTCGTATCCTTTCAGATAGAGAGTGGGCATACTCAATCAAATCTTTGCCGTAGTCTAATATGTAGTATCTCATCCTTTGTACTCTTCAAATACCTTTTGCATCTTCAATACAATCTCACGGAAACAAGAAGCACAAGATGTAGGCTCTTGACGTAAGTTAAAGACACGGTTGTAAATTGCAATCAATCTCGTTTGTTCAGTAGGTCTGAATGTTTGTTGAGTAAGTACTCCTGATTCGTTTAACCAAGTGTATTCTTCCTCAGTTAAGCAGTTCGTGTTTCTGTACGGGAATAACTCATTGAGTTTCTTCTTACGTTCCTCGCATCCGCAGTCTTCTCCTGCTACAAATTCTACTAACTTCTTGATACCAGTTGCCTCAGTAATCTGCTCAATCGTATCTCCAAGTCCTTGTGCTTTTCTTTTTGCCATATGTTTTATATTAATTCAAAATCTTTATTTAAGAAATCCTCCCAATCGTCTCCTACGTTTTCTCTTAGACGTTCCTTGCAGTTCTTTAGTGTGTTGTAGATTGATGTTAGACTGATGTTAGTTTCGCTTGCGATGTCTCTCATTGACATATCTTCTTTGAGGTATAGAGTAAATAGTTTGGTGTCATACCAATGCCAATTCAGTATCTCTTGTTTTATTCTTGCGTCTAACCTTTCGTATGCTTCGTGTTTTTCTACCTCTGGTGTTTCGTCTGCCACATCTCTCAACTCGTCTACACATATTAACTCCTTAAAATACTTTTTGTTATTTGTATGAGTAGCGTTCCTGAGCATTATCCACATCAAAGCTCTGTTTGGCTCTCCGTCTTTGATTATTTTTTCGAGGTATTCGTATTTATGTAAGCGGAGGTAAACGTCTTGCACTACATCATCTGCATAGTCCACTTCGCCAAAGCCTTTCACTATGCCTACCCACTCTTTGTGGTGCTTAGATAGTATTGTAAGTGCATCCATATTGGTTAATTTCTAAACAAATATATGACTATATTTTAATCTAACAAGTTGCCTACAAAAAAAGCCACTCGTTAAAGTGGCTCTAAATCATTCAAATAAATCTCTCGGCTTACGTATCTATCCAACTTGTGAAGTGTGCTTAGAGTGACGTCTTTACCGTTCAGAAAGTTGTTTACTTGGAAGTGGTGCATCTTTACACCTGATTGTTTTATCTCCTCAACTATTTGGTTTCGTGTTTTCCTATTGAGGATGATATGAATCTGCTTCCGTAAGTCTGAATCGTTTATGTACATATCAGAAAGGTAGGTCATCGTCAATACTATCTCCGATTGGTGCACGTTCAACAGGTGCTACATAAGGCTCAGAGAATGATGCTGAGAAGAAACTTCCGTTCTTACCTTGCTTTACCCATAGGGCAACTTCCATTTCTTTTCCGTTTACGTTTACTTTACCTCTGTAATCTGGTTGCTTGTCGCTCGTCTTTTTGTCGTTTTTAAAGATTGCTCCAGTGTTTAACTTGTTTTCCATTATATTTAATTTAAAAGGTTACTAATTATTGCTGCTATTGCTAAAGAGAGTAATACTGATATTAGTATAATAGTTCCCCAAGCTGCCATTTCTTCGCGTCTATCGTCTTTATTTAGTTTCATTGTTCTTGTTGTTTAAAGGTTTTACAATTCGTGTTTAGATATGTGGCAATTTTCACCCCTTATCCTTGTTTAAATTGTTTTACTTCGTCTTTTAGTCGCTCCAAGTACAAACAGAAGTCCATAGCCTCTTCCTGAGCGTGATTAAGCCATTCTAAAGCACTTAAATCAGTTCGTGTTAACATTGTACCGTACTTCTCTATTCCTCGTTGTGAGCGGTCATAAAACTTGCTCATTACTTTTAGGACAATCGGGTCTTCTACTTTCTGGTTCATAGGAATTTCATTAAGGCGTTGTAATACTCACGGCAAAGCTCTATCTTTTCTTTGATGGCTTCGATTACTGCTTCGTCTTTTTGTACGTAGAATACTTTTACTCTTCGGTTCTTAGGCACTTGACTGAACTCGTGTTTACGTAGAATCTCCTCTCGCAAGTCTAAGTCCTCTTCAATCTTATGCAATTTCCAATGAGCTCTGCGGATTTCATCCTCAACCATATCAATCGGAGTATCTACAAGGCAGTAACAAAGCATTGATTGAGTCTTTCCAGTCAACCACATATAACCTTGAAGTTGATAGAAGTAGTCTTTATTAGGAATCTCGGTATCAAAAAACGGAAAGGTAGTAGCATCCCAACTTGATTTCACGTCTAAAAGTACTTCCTCCGTGTTTACGTCAGGTGTTCCTTTTATCCAATCATTCTCAAAGTACTCTTCATTCTTGTAAATGAATTTTACGTCTAAGACATCATTGACAAGCGAGATAGATAAATCCTCAACTGCGTTCCCTTTGTCTGTGTAACGGCTTGAAAAGTCCTTGCGGATGCCGTATTTCTCTTCTAACACAAGTTCGTGGATGTAAGATTTAGCAGTTTGGCTTAGTAGTTCGCTTTTAGAGCGTGGTGTTGCCATTATTTTTCCAATGGCAGAACATCGAATCTTGAGAGCTTTCATAGTGCGTTGAGCATATCAATTTGACCTTGAGTTAACGAGAAGTGTTTTTCTAAGTTATCTCTCTTGTATGAACCTGCTGCGATGGCTTTAAGTGCTTCTTGGAATCGTTTAGAGTCTATAGCAGGAAGTCCTTTCTTTTCCGTCTTTGAATTGTCTTTAGAATCAGGGTCGGATTCAGTCTCGTCAATTAAGAATAAACCATTGAGAGCATACTTACGAGCGTAGCTTGATGCAGTTCCAGTACATTGCTCAGACGACATTCCTTTGTGTTCTCCGAGTTCAGCATATCCACATACTTGAAGACTATCTCCTGACGCATCTAAAATAATTGCAGTAGCTTTCAAGAACAATTTACTACCAACATCTACTATACTATCAGTAAGAATTAATTGTAGTTCGTGTTTCTGTAGCAATGGCTTAACGGATTCAAGAATCTGCTCTGCACTTCTGTACTTGTACTTTCCAAATGAATTGAAAGAACCTTTTGGGCATTTTAGTTCTGCCTGAACCTTTAATAAATTTTTCATAGCGTTTAATTTTGATATACAAATATAGTAATTATTTATACTCGTGTATATTTTTTAGTCAATTTTTTTGAATAAATCTTCCATCGGTAGCAATATTCCCTTGCTGGTGTTGGAATCTCCGCCTAAAATATCTCTGTTTGTGCCTATGTATTTTCTGCACATCTGCTTTAATTCGCTTGTTTCAATCAAAATGCTTCGTGTTTTACTAAACCAATACACCCACCACTTAGCTTCTGTTGTACTGATTCCGCTTTTCTTGCCTCTGCTTTCGTATTCTACGAATAGATTGCCAGTCTCATAGCACTTAAAATCACGTTTTACTTCGATTGTAGAAGCTATTACCTCGCTTAGTAGGGTTTCATACTCCTGACCTACTTCGAGGTCATAACGGAAGTCGCTATTGTATTTCATTTTTAATCTTTTGTTTGTAGGTTTTGATTATTTCTTTGAGTTCGTCTTTTGTAAACTTCCGTGTTACCCTTGCTCTTGCCTCCAGTTGATTGAATCTTTCAGCTCCGATTTTAGTTAGCAGGTTTGTTCGATATTCCAACAAGTTACCTGATAAGAAACTATTGCACCTTTCGCATTGGACGTGAACATTATCTTCGTCAAAGCGTACGTTCCAATGATTGTTAGCGTTCCAAAAATGACCTGCGTTTACTTTTTTTGGTTGTGAGCCACAACTGATACACAATTGAGCTTTATCTCGCTCTCTAATGTATTTGTTGAACACTAACTGAGCAGCTTTGACAAGGTCTTGAACGGTCTCTAAATCAGCTTTCATTTGCTTTTTCTTCTTCTGCCAGCTCTTTACTTTGGCTTCAGATACCCAAGCATCAACGCACATCTTATTCAAGCAGTATTTTTGATTGAAGCGGATCGGCTCAAACTTCTCCTTGCAGTGCTTGCACCTCATCAGTCTATTTCAATTACTTCTTCAATCCATTGGCGAAACAATATCTGCAATTGAATCTGCTCGTCAAATATCTTACCTGCGTTCTCTCCGTCTATTCGTAGGATGTCTCGGTCAACTCGTTGGATTTCTTCTGCAAGCATATTTGCTTTGCGTTTGAGTCCTTGTTTAAAGACGTACTGGTCGTTTAAATCCTCAATGAAGTCTGCCAACACAGGAAGGAAGGCGGTTAATGCTACTAATTTTTTCTCGATTTTCATATTTTATTTTTTAGGTTTATATGCGTTTAATCTTAATGCTTTGTGTTCGTCTTTTGTTAGCGGTTTTACGATTGTTTCTTTGATTAATTTTTGCAGTTTAGTCATAGCTCAACATTTTTGTATTTAATTTCTTCTTGTAATTCTTGGTAGGCTACTCGCAGTTGAGCGTTTCTTCTTGCCAGTTGGTTAAGCTCTCGGTTTAGAGATGTTATTTCGTCTTCAAGTAGGTTAATTACCTGAATAGTCTCAAGTAAATACTCTTCGCTTTCCTTACCTCCGTTGATGTAGTCTTTGGCATCAGGCTTGTCTTTTTCGAGTTTCTCTCTAACGTTCTTGATTCGTTCTTTAACCGTCCATACGGTTGTCTTTGCCCATAGTATTTTAAGTGATAAGTCCATTTTAAAAAGTGTTTAAGTTGCGTAATTTTTGGCTTGTAGATATAATGCCGTCCGTTATTGTTTTTTGTACTTCACTTGGTCGGAATGGAGCTAAAGGGTCTACTCCGTTTATTTGGAATCCGATGCCTGAATTGAAGTTACAATACACAGGCTCATTTAATGCCGTGTGCTTGCCTCCTGTCTCCGTGTCTTTAACTTTCTCTACTCCTACCCAAGTTATCAGCTTCATTGTTTCGTGTTTGATTAGGCGGTGAATTACAAACATATCATCGCAGCGGTTTAGAAATGCCTTGCCGCCTTCTATATGGTCTTTAAGTGGAGGATTTAAATGTCCTTTCCTT